CCTCTCTATAAACAAGCTTCCGTATTACCTAATGTAAATTACATTGGTTATAAACCTAATTTTTACATATTAGAAAATCTCAATAAATATAACATGTATGTGTACCCAAGTATTTTTGAAGAGACATCATGTATATCTGCAATTGAATCTATGTCAGCTGGACTATATTCAATTGTCACTAACTTTGGTGCACTATATGAAACTTGTGCAGAGTTTCCAATGTATGTAACATACACAAAAGATTTAAAAATATTATCTCAAACGTTTGCTGCTGCTATTGAAATGGCTGCAGAAACTTTACATGAGAAAGCTATTCAAGATAGTTTAGATATGCAACAAGCTTTTTATAAACAATATTACAATTGGGATAAAAGAGCTATAGAATGGAACAATTTTCTATACAATGTAATAAATGCAAAAAAGTAAAAACTGGTCTAATAACGATACTTATCAAACAATCAAGGAGATTAATGTGAAACCTCAAGATCCATCAAAACCTATATGGTTTGAAAAAGAAAAAAGTGTTTCTGATTTATTGCAAGAAGGTATGAAAGAAGAACAACAAATAAGGTTGTGTGTAGGAACCCCTGTCCATTCAGAAGTTTCTATTCATTACACACAATGTTTGTTAGAGATACAAAAAGACTTTATGAAAAATGGAGATAGTGTATCTTTTTTGATGCACAAATCATCACTGATTACACAAGGTAGAAATTTAACTGTAGCATCTTTCTTAGAAACAGATGCAGATTATTTATTATTTTTAGATTCTGATATAGCAATTGGTCCGCATGTAATTAGGAAAATGATTGATGCAGATAAGGATGTGATATGTGTGCCTTATCCTTTGAAAAGCATACAATGGGGTAAACTAAAGGAAAGATTTGAAAGAGGTTTGATTAAAACGGAAACTGATATGGAAACTGGTGTGTGTTCATACCCAGTTAGATTAGAGGATGCAACTAATATTGTAATGAACAACGGTATAATAGAAATTACCCATGCACCTGCAGGGTGTTTATTAATAAAAAGATCAGTATTTGAAAAACTTATAAAAGCATATCCTGATAGAAATATAAAACAAAAGTCCGTTATAAATGGTGAATATGAAGAAAAACAACACTACTATAATTTTTTTGATACAATACACGATAAAGAAACTAAAACTTATATGGGAGAAGATTTTGGTTTTTGTAAACTTTGGAAAGATATAAACGGTAAAATTTTTGCTGTAGTTGATGAGTATATAATGCATGTTGGAGAGCATCAATATATTGGAAGATTTAGAGATGAATTTATAAAACATGACTAAATTATATTTAGCTTCGCCTACAACAGGTTTAGTAGATATTCATTACATGCGATCTGTGTTTTCATTACAAGCAGAATGTCACAAAAGAAAAGTTGGAATCACCTTGCATTTGCATAAAAGTTCAATTGTTACCTTCGGTAGAAATGGATGCACTGCAGGATTTTTAAGTTCTGACTGTACCCATATGTTATTCGTAGATACAGATATTCAATTTAATGAACAAGATATTTTTAAAATGGTAGAAGCCGATGAAGAAGTAACATTAATACCTTATCCAATGAAATGGATTGATTGGAAGAAGGCTAATGAACAATACAGTAATCATAAAATACCTGTTAATAAAGGCGGTTTTCATTTTCCTATGAAAGTAATAAATGAAGATAACTTTGAAAGTGTTAATGGTTGGATGGAAATAAAACGAGGGCCTGCTGGCTGTATGTTAATCAAACGAGAAGCTTTTGAACGTATGATTAAATACTATCCAGAGCTTAAAGTAAGACAGAATCACCTTATTAATGAAACAACTAAAAACATGGAGCATTCTTATAACTTTTGGGATACAGAATTTAACAAGGAAACTGGTCAAATCATAGGTGAAGACTTTGCTTTCTGTGACCGTTATAGGAAGGCAGGAGGACGTATATTTGCTCTAATAGACTCTGAAATCACTCATCATGGCAACTATCCTTTTAGAGCTAAGTTCATTGACGAATGCGCTAAAATTGAGTAAATTTACAAAAATACGTATTTACAGGAGCTTAAAAAAATATGAATCCAGTTTTAATGGCGGCACTTATATCTGGCGGTATAAATGCATTACAAGGCAAAAGAGGATCTGACCTTTTAAAATCAACAGTAAGAGATACAGCAATTGCTTATGCATTAGGACCAGGCATAGCTGGAGGAGATAAAGGAATTTCAACTCTTGCTCAAGAAGGTGGTAAACAAGCAGGTAATTTAAAAAATTTAAGTGAAGTTGCAAAAGGTGGAGCAACTTATGCAGATCAATTAAAAGCGTTACAAAACACACCTAAAGATACTAGTTTTTTAGGAAAGCTAGAAAGAGGTTTTGAAGCAATTGAAAAACCTTTTATGAAAGACGGAGAAATTTCTAATTTTAGATTAGGATTAGGAGCAACAGGTCTTGGAGGAGCTGCTTACGCTGCAGGATTATTTGATCAAGAAACACGACAGCCAAAGTATCCTGGTTATAATAGATTTTATGCAGCAGACCCAGAAATGTTTCAACCTTTATCAGGGAGATACGGCCCCGATTATGAAAAATACCCAGAGGGTTCTCCTTATTCAGGAATGCAAGAAGGTGGTATGGCTAACAAATCAGATTTTGAAAAGAAACAATCTCTTTTAAATAGATATAAAAATGCAGATGCAGAAGAAAAAAAACAAATTGAATTTGAATGGTCGAATGTTTATTATTTTAATCCAGCTGAATTAAAAGGTATGCAAGAAGGTGGTATTGCAGATGTAGAAATGATGTCACCAGACGATGAGATGTTACAGTTCGATATAGAACAACAGAAGACGGCCGACGGACCAGGGATTGTTGCAAACTTAATGGAACGATTTAAGGAATCAGTTTCAGATCCTGAAAAAGTTGCAATGAAAGCATCAATGAGAAGAAGACCTACTAAAATAGCTGATGCACCAGAATCAGATATGAAAAGTGTAACTCCAACGGCTGCTGAAATTAAAACAGTATTACCTGAAAGAATTAAAAGAGATTTTGTTATGAAGTTTAAACAAGATCCAGATAAAACTGCTATTGAATATGCAACAACTATGAGAGACAAAGACAGATTAACTATAGCTGATGTTCAAAGAGCAAAAGAAACTTTAGAACAAATGACTAACGAAACTGAAATGGACGTTGGTGAAATTGAAGGAATAATGGGATTGATGTCTGATGCACAAGGACAAGTAAGAGTTCCACAAGCTCCACCACCTCCTGCAGCAATAAGTGAACTAATGGAAACATTCAGATCAAGAGCTGCTAACGAACCAAGAATGCAACAATTTAATAAAGGTGATTTGGTAGATGTATTACCGTCAAAATTAAAAAGAGATGAAAATGATACATCTAATTACAAAAGAACTTCAGGAAAAATGGTAACTGATGAAACAGGTAAAGGATCAGGGAACAAGGACACTATGTTAGCACAACTAGCAGATGGAGAATTTGTGACGAAAGCTAAGTCGGTACTTGGTGCAGGCAAAGCCATGGGTGGTAAAAATAAAAAAGAACAAAGAGAATTAGGAGCTAAGTTTTTCTATACACAAATGAGTGAACTAGAGAAACTTGCAGAAAGTGCATAATGTATTTGATACAATTTAAACCAGAAGAGATAGATAAAGTCTGGCCTTTAGTCAAAGACAAAGTTCAGTCTGCTTTAGAAAGAAATCATAAAGGTAAAACTTTAATGGATAATCAACATGTAAAAGAAATGTGTAAACAAGGTGTAAAACAATTATGGGTTACAGTTGATAAACAAGATAATTTTAAAGGGGTATGTATTTCTGAAATAGCTCAGTATCCAAATTATAATGTAGGTGTGGTCAATATTGCAACAGGAAATGATTTACCAGCTTGGATTGATAAAATAAATGTATTTGAAAAATGGGCTTTTGAAAATTGTGGATGTAAAAAATTAGAAGTATATGGGAGACCAGGTTGGAAAAAAATGTTAGAGCCTTTAGGTTTTCAATTTAATCATGTTCAAATGGATAAATTTATAGGAGGGCGAATATAATGTCAGGAGGAGGAGGTGGAGGCGGTACACCCGCAAACACTACAAACGTACAAACTATTAGAGAAGCACCAGAAATTGAAGCAAGAAGATTAGGATTAATGGATGCTGCTGCAGAACTTGCAGAAAAACCTTTAGGATTACCTGATTTTCAAGTCGCTGGACTAACTGCTGCAGAGCAACAAGGTATCACTCAAGCTCGAACTGGAGTTGGTGCAGGCTTACCGTCTATTGCTGCTGCAGAAAAAGCTGCTGCGTTAGATCCTACATCACAAGAATTTCAAAATTATTTCAATCCATATCAGTCTTTTATAACTGATGAAATAAATCGACAAGCACAACTTGGTCAACAGAGAGTTGCAAATCAAGCTATTTCAGCAGGTGCGTTTGGTGGTGGTCGAGAAGGAATTCAAAGAGCAGAAGCAGAAAGAGCTAGATTATCTGAAATAGGTTTAGCACAAGGAAGAGCTTTTCAAGGCGCATTAGGTGCGTTCCAACAAGGACAGCAATTACAAGCACAGACTGGATTAGCTGCAGCTGATGCTAGAATGAGACAACAGGCTGGTGATATACAAA